CTCGAGCAGAAAGAAGCACTCGACCAGATACTCGGCGACTTCTTAGCAACTATCGACGATAGCGAGCTCATGGAATACCCAGAGAAGCCGAAGAAGACCAGAAAGAGAGGGTAAGACTATGATTAAGCTCGAAACGACGACCGCTTACACTATCAAAGAGACCGCCGAAATTATTCATAGAAGCGTACCGACGGTACGTAACTATATTAAGACCGGCGAGCTTAAGGCTCAGAAAGTCGGCGCTACGTGGTACGTCACAGACAAGACGATAACCGAGTTCGTAACCGGCGAGAAGCCCGAGAGGTAGAGATATGACTTTTCAAGAGTTTAAAGACGTCTGCGAGAAAGGCGTAAGAGACGGTAATATTAAGCTGAGCGACGGTATCGTAATGACCGAGAGAGACTACGCTATATACTGGTCTATCTGCAAGCTCAGAGAAGACGCTATAGCTCATGGTAGAGAGTGCGCTTTCACAAAAGAAGATATTTTTTTCGGCGTGCGTACCTACTGCGGCGAAGAGGTATTTAACAGAGTTTTTAGCGAGGTGTAGCCGATGATAATAGACTTCACGAGCGAAGAGCGTAAGGCTCTACAAGCGCTCGAAGATAGCTACGAGAAGCTTATAGCGGCTCAAGAGAAGAAGATAATCGAGCTCAGACAAGACGACCCAGAGCCCAACGAAGAGACGTATCGAAAGATACAAGAGAGCCGTATACCAGAGCCGGTAGAGCTTAAGCCAGAGCCGGTAGAGTATACTGAAGACGATATACCGGTCTACGACGGCGAAGCTCTTAAGGCTTATCACGAGACGCCAGAGTACCAAGCTTTCATAGCTGATAATAAGCGAGCTAACGACGCTATTAGCAAGCTCTACGACGACTGGTACGCCGCCGGCTCGAAAGAGTGGAAAGAAGCACGTAAAAAGCTCGAAGAGCTCGAGACTCAGCTTTCAGAAGCTCGTACCGCTTTCTTTCAGAAAGTCGAAGACCGGCAATTTAGCGCACTCGGCGACGACCCGACCGCTATACTCGAAGACGCTCGTAGACAAGTCGACCGGCTTATCGTCAATAATTACAAGTACTTCGAAAAGATGGGTAAAGACGGCTCTTTCTCGTCGAAAATGGTACGAGCACAAGAAGACGGTAGCTTTCTACTTGATACCACAGAAGAGAGAGAAGCGATACGCCGAGCACTCTCGAGACATATCGAAGCACTTAAGAAAGACCGTATGCTCGTCGATATTCTGTACCGCTATATCGAAGAAGCTCTCGAGAAGAGCGAGCTCGTCGGCGATACCGGCAAGCGTGGCGGCTTAGTACAGGGTAAGAAAGTCTACGACGGCGACTTAGTGACCAGACCGAAAGACTACGTAACGACCGTAGACCGAGTAACTAAGAAGCTCTTCGAGAACAGACTTACGAGACCGCTCGACGCTCAAGACGGCGCACTCTGGGACGTACCGCTTGACGGCGAGAGAGGTAACGCCGTAGCTCGGGTAGCTATCGACTATAAAGAGCTTATCGAGAGTGGCGCTATCACTCACTTACCGAAGCTTACCGCTAAGCACTATATCTTACACGACGCCATAGTAACCCAGATACTCGCCGGCAATCGTAAAATGACTTACGAAATGATATATCGAGCTATGACCGGCAAAGTAAGCGGTAAAGTAACCGTACCGCCAGAGACGATAGCTTTCTACGACGAAGCTCTACCGCTTCTCGGTAGCCGAGTACAACTTAAGTTTACAGGTAAGAGCGTAGACGGCGACGAGCTCGAAGTAGACTTCGACGAGCCGCTCGTAACGTATACACTCGGTACGGCGAAGATTAACGGTAAAGTCGTGAAGAAAGTCTTACAGATACCCGAAGATACTCGCTTCGACCCTCTTCTCTTAAAGTGGTCTCGAGCCAATGGTAACGAGCTCGATACGAGAGATATAACTCTTCTGGACGTACCGAAGATAAACAATACCGACGAGAGTCTTCTTCTCAAGATGTGCTTATATCGCCGGCTTATCAAAATGAGAAATATCTTCGAGAGAAAGAAAGCCGGTAAGTATGAGCTCGCAGATAATCAGCGTACTATACGCTACGACTACGTATACGCCGAGCTCGGGCTCACAGACCCAGACGCAAACAAGCGGCGCAAGCTCAAAGACAAGATAGACAAGTGTATGAAGTACTGGAAAGAGAAAGGCTTCATAGCCGACTACGAGCACAAGAGAGACAAGAGTAACGGTAACAACTTCTACGCCGTCGTGGTCTCTTTCTTACCGAAGAAGTAGCTCGAGGGGACTACCCTAAAACGGTACATAAGACTACCCTAAAACGGTACATTTGACTACCCTAAAACAGTACATAAGGACTACCCTAAAACAGTACATTTGCTCGACGCCCAGAAGAGCCCACGAGCCCAGTAACTACAAGGCTTTTCGAGCTCTCGGTCTCTAACCATTATGTAAGGTATTATGTATGTAATGTATATGATAGCGCTCGTATCAGCGCTTTATCACTTACGTTAAGCGCTTATACTTCGCATACCTTGAGACATGAGACCACAAGAGAAGACTCGGCTCTCTCGCCGAGCTCACTCTCAGCCGGTAAGGGTATAGGGGTATTAAAAATCAGAGGGTAGCCGGTAGACCGGCGAGTGGACTTTTCTTTTCCTCTCTTGCAGAAATTTGATAGAGGGGTATTACTCGGTAAGACCATATTATAGAGTAATACGGTAATATAGCCGACGATACGACGTTTTTCTCTGTGGTCTCATGGACTACCCGAGACTCTGGGCGGCGTGGGCGGCTCGAAGAGGTGATTATATGCAGATACCAAGACAATTAGAAGCGCTTCGAGAGCGTAAGATATGGCTATGCTACCCGATGATATACAACCCAGAGAAGCATAGCGGCGTAGGTGGCTACGATAAGCCGCCGATTAACCCTTATACGCTCTATAGCGGTATGAGTAACGACCCGAGAAGCTTAGCTACTTTCGACGAAGCCGCCGCTCAGATAGGCAAGACGGCACGAGTCAAGGTAAAAGGGTACGAAGAGCTTCAAGAGTGCAAGGTAGCCGGCGTCGGTATCGCTTTCTCTGGTACTGGCGTCTTCGGTCTCGACTTAGATAACGTCGTCGATAATGAGCGTCGGGTAATGACCAGAGAAGCCGGCGAGATAATGACGCTACTCGACTCGTATACCGAAGTCTCGCCGAGCGGTACAGGCTTACACGTTATCGCACTCGGCACGCTACCGGCAGATATTAAGAAGCTCGCTAAGCCGAAGAAAGATATTTTCGGTACTGAGAAAGCCGAGTATCAGCTCTTCGACTCTGGGTATATGACCATAAGCGGCGACGTAGTAGGCGACCACGTAATAGCAGAGCGTACCGCCGAAGTAGCCGACGTCTACGAGAAGTACTTTCGAGAAGTGACGCCGATAGAGAAGCCGAGTACCCAGAGACCGGCTACCGCTTCTTCTGTGGTCTCAAGTGCTACCGGCTACACTTACGAGAGGTGGCTCGAAGAAGTAAAGCGGCTGAGCGACGCCGAGATACTCGAGCGTATCTTTTTAAGCGGTGGTACTGGTAAGCTCGTAGAAGCTCTCTATAACGGCGATATGAGCGCTTACGGTAACGACCATAGCAGAGCCGACCAAGCTCTCTGTACGTACTTCTACGGCTTCACAAGCGACCGAGCTCTTACCGAGCGGCTCTTTCGGTCTTCGAGTCTGTACCGAGCTTCTGGTAAGAGTAGAACGTACTTAGAGCGCACGCTCAGCAAGGCGGCGACCGAGTGTAAGCAACTCGTAGGACATATCGTATTTACCGCCGAAGAGAAGAAAGCTTACGCCCAGAAGAAAGAGAAAGAAGAGTTTATAGCCGGTTTGAAGTCTCGCAAAAACTCGAGAACAGAAAGAGAGGTAAGACGGCATGACCGAAGAAAGATATAACGAAGTCGATAACATGACTGAAGAGCAACTCGGGCAACTGAGCGAAGAAGAGTATAAAGAGTTTACTCGTCTTCGGTATCTCAAGAAGACCGATAATAAGACGGCTCTCGAAGACCTACAAGCCGATATAGACGCTCGCCGGCAAGGGTACGGCGAAGTATGGCGTACCGGCTTCTCTGAGCTCGATAAGAAGCTCGACGGCGGTCTCATGGGCGAGCAACTAATCTTTCTGGGCGCTATCTCTTCTCTCGGTAAGACGAGCTTCGCTTTACAGATAGCGACCCAGATAGCCGAGCAAGGTAAAGACGTACTTATCTTCTCTCTCGAAATGAGTAAGAACGAGCTCAACGCTAAGACGATAAGCCGGTATACGTATCAGCTCACAGAGAAAGACCAGTACCGGCAGAAGTACCGGCTCACGACTCGAGACATACTTAGCGGTAGAGTCGGCGGTATCGCTTTCGGGCAAGGTACAGACGAGCAAGGTAAGCTTTTTATCGAAGCTCTCGAAGCGACCCAGAAGCTCAGCTCTAATACTCGTATCTTCGTCGGTGAGAATAACGTAGACGTCGATATGGTGCGAGATATAGTAGATACTCACATAGAAGCGACCGGCAAGCGACCTTTCGTAATTCTGGACTACTTACAGATACTACAACCGAGCGAGCTCGCTAAGACCGCCGATAAGCGGCTTCTCACAGACTACGACGTAACTCGGCTTAAGGTACTCTCTCGAGACGCTCACGTACCAGTACTCGTAATATCGGCTTTCAATCGTACGAGCTATCTCGAGCCGGTGAGTATGGGCTCTTTCAGAGAGTCGAGCGGTATCGAGTACTCGAGCGATATACTTCTCGCTATGCAATATCAAGGCATGGACTATAAAAAGCACTGGTTTACAGAGAAGAAGCCCGACGGCTCGCTTAAGAAAAAGAAAGTCTACGAGAGCACTCAAGACCACAATACCAGAGTAAGAGAGCTCTTAGATAAGATGGATACCGACGGCGCTAACGGCTCGCCGCTACCTATCGAGCTTAAGATACTGAAAAACCGTAACGGCTCTAAAGGCTCTCTCTTCTTCGAGTTCTTACCGGCGTATAACTACTACTACTCTTCTAATGAGCGAGTGATAGCCGACGACGGTAGTAGCGACGAGTGGACAACCTACGCCGACGAAGAGACGCCTTTCTCTGTGGCTTCAAGTCTGGGTACAGTATAACGGTAATAACTTAATACAGATAATACGAGCGTATCGGTCTTCGCCGGTGCGCTTTTATTTTTGGTCTTACCCAGTAATACAGTAATACGGTATTGACAATAATACCGACTTAGTGGTATAATCAGTAATAGAGATAATAGGCTATTTGTGAGAAAGAGAGGTAAGTCGGTAGCTATGGATAAGCCCATATTACTTAGTATCGTACAGAAGACCGGCTTACGTATCGACGGCGCTCGGGTACAATGGCAAGCGCCACAGATAGACGGCTTTCTCGCTATCGAGAGCCAAGATATACGGCACGCTACGACCTATATCGCTCTCGACAATATCGCAAGCTTTACGGTACTCAATGAAGAAATCTGTAATATTACTTCTTCTTTCCCAGTGCCGAGAGTAAAGACGAAAGAAGACACGAGTCTATTTTAACGAGGTGAAAACTTGAGTATCTTAGATAGACTTTTTAAGAAGAACAGACCCAGAACGACGACCGAGCTCGTAAACGAGTCTATATACGGCTTCTCGAGCTATGGCGGCGACGCCTACAGTAACGACATTTTCAGAGAAGCGGTAGACGCTATCGCTCGTAATGCCGGCAAGCTTAAAGGCTCGCACGTAGTGACCTACGGCGGCGAGAGACGAGAGAGCTCAGACGGTAAGCTTAATAGGCTCTTACAGACCAGACCTAACCGCTATATGAGCGCTTACGACTTTCTCTATAAGCTTACGACTCGGCTCTTTCTGTATAACAACGCTTTCGCTTATCTCGACCGAGACGAGAGCGGCAATATCAGAGCTATTTACCCTATCACGGCTACCCACGTCGACATACTGAGCGACGCTACCGGCTCTCTCTTCTGTGGTTTCATGTTGAGAGACGGTAGAGAAGTAACGCTACCGTACGACGACGTAATTCACTTGAGACGCTTCTTTAACGAGAGCGAGGTACTCGGCGAAGATAATAGCGCTATCGCTTCTGGTATCGAGCTCGCTCAGACCCAGAACGACGGTATTATTAGCGGTATCAAAGCCGGCGCAAGTATTAGAGGTATCTTAAGCTTTACTCAGATTATGAGCCCGACAAAGCTCAAAGAAGAGAAAGACGCTTTCGTAAAAGACTATCTCGAAATGGGTAACGAGGGCGGCGTTATTGCTACAGACCAGAAAATGAGCTATACGCCGATAGACCACAAGCCGGTAATACTCGACGCAGACCAAGCGAAAGAGATTAAGACGAAGATATATAACTATCTCGGGCTTACTGAGAGTATCGTTAATAGCTCTTACACAGAAGACGAGTACGCCGCTTTCTACGAGTCGACTCTCGAGCCGATAGCGATAGCACTCTCTCAAGAGTTTACCGCCAAAGTCTTTAACGACCGAGAGCAAGCTTTCGGTAATAGTATTCTCTTCGAGTCTGGGCGGCTACAGTTTACCAGTAATAAGACGAAAGTCTCGCTTATCGCTCAGCTTGCGCCGTATGGACTTCTTACCATTAACCAAGCGCTCGAGATTCTCAACTTACCGAGCGTCGAAGACGGCGACAAGCGTCTACAGGCTCTCAACGTCATAGACCAGAGTATCGCTACCGAGTATCAGCTCGGCAAGAAGCCCGATAACCGGCTTAAGAGTGGCGAAGATGAGTAGACCGAGAAGCGATTATAAAATTTGTCCATTCTGCGGCGCTTCGCTCGACGTGGGCGAGCTCTGCGATTGCAAAGAAAGCGAGGTAATCACTCTTGAAAGAAATCAGAGTAGCAGAAATACGAGCAGACAAGCCGACGGCAGACGGCGAAAAAGCTCTTATTTTGAGTGGGCGACCGGTGGTATACGACTCGCCGACTCGTATAAATGATATTGGCGGTAGCTATATCGAAATTATCGAACGTGGCGCACTTGACGAAGCCGACTTACACGACGTACGGCTCTTAGTCGGGCATGATACGAGCAAGATACCGCTCGCTCGCACGCCTAAGACTATGAAGCTCAGTATCGACGAAGACGGTCTTACGTTTGAAGCTACGCTACCTAATACCGAAGCCGGTAGAGAAGCTTACGAAGCGGTACAACGTGGCGACCTTAGAGGGCTTAGCTACGCTTTCACAGTACCAGAGGGCGGCGACGAGTACGACCCTAAGAGCAATACGAGGACTATACGCAAGATAGCCAAAGTCTACGAGTGCTCTCTTACGGCGTTTCCGGCTTACGAGTCTACTTACGTCTCGGCAGAGAGTAGAGACTCTCGGGCTTTTCTCTGTGGTCTCATGCAGAAGAAGAGAGAAGCTAAGATACTCGTCAACCAGATTATGAAAGAGAGGTACTAAGGTATGAATAATAAGACCGGCTACGCTAAGTATACTTTCGCTTTTGCGTCTGATGTGCAGAAGCTCGCCGACGAGAAGCATATTAAGGTAGTCTCTTTCAATACGAGCGAGCGTAAGAGCCGGCGAGGTAGCTACGACTTCTTAACGGTCTCTTTCATTGTACCGAGACCCGATAGAGACGCCGTAGAGACCACAGAAGAGCCGAAGAAAACGCTCGAAGACCATATTAACGAGCTCGAGGAAGAGCTCGAGAAAGAAAACGAGGTAATTAACCATGAAATTTAATACAGTAGCAGAAGCTTTTAATTACTACCGTACCCAGAGCGTCGAGGATATGCAGAAGAGAGCCGCCGCTATCGGTGCTGAGATTGATAGCAACGCCGACGCCGACGTAGAAGCTCTTAATATCGAGCTTAAGGGTATCAAAGAAGCCAGAGACAACGCCGAAGCTCGTAGCGACGCTAAGCGTACTCTCTCTTTCTTCGAGGGCGGCGACATGAAGCCCCAGAAGAGAAGCTTCGACGCCGAGACCGTACTCGATACCGAAGAGTATCGTAGCGCTTTCTATAAGACTATGCTCGGGCAGAAGCTGAGCGACGTCGAGAAGAGGGCTTTCGACCTTGCGCTCGAGACCAGAAACGACGCTTATAATACTTCGTCTAATAGTGCGGCGGTACTTCCGACTCACACTATGAACGAGATTATCAAGAAAGCTCGTACTATGGGCGGTCTTCTCGCTGAGTGCCGAGCGTTCTCTATGCCGACTAAAATCTCTATCCCTATCGGCACGCCGAGCACTAAAGCGGCATGGCATACCGAAGCCGCCGCCGTTGACTCTGAGAACGTGACCGTAGCTAACGTCTCTTTCGATGGCTACGAGATTATGAAAGTCTTCTCTATCTCTGAGAAAGCTCGCAAGATGAGTATTAACGCTTTCGAGAGCTATCTCGTCGAAGAGCTGAGAGCTTGCGTACTCGAGACTATCGCCGACGCTATCGTTAATGGTACTGGTAGCGCACAGGGTACAGGACTCGAAGCCGGTATTACGTGGGCGACGTCTGGTACTGGTAAGAACCACGTACAGGTAGCCAAGACCGCAGATATTAAGTATACCGACGTCGTAGCTCTGGTAGCGCTTCTCAAGCGTGGATATACCGCCGGCGCTAAAATGGCTATGAATAACGCCACTCTGTATAACGTCTTCTACGGTATGCTCGATACCGCTCAGAGACCTATCTTTATCGCAGACCCGAAAGACGAGTCTATCGGTAAGATTCTCGGCTTCTCTGTGGTGGTAGACGATAATATCGCCGATAACGTGGTCTACTTCGGTAACTTCGGTAAGTACTTCGGCTACAATATGCCCGAGGGTATTACTATCGAGTCTTCCAGAGAGTCGAGCTTTAAGAAAGGCGTCGTAGACTATCGGGCTATGGCTATCGCCGATTGTAAGCCGCTCGTACCCGAAGCTTTCGTTAAGCTGAGCAAGGCTACGGCGTAAGACCAGTAAGACGGTAATACTAATAAGATAAGTAAGAGAGGGCTCGAGACGCTTCTAATAGCTCTCGGGCTCTTTCCTTAAGAGGTGATAATATGTTTACTTTTGAAGACGCTCTAAGCGTTCTACACGTAGACGAGGGTACTAACGACGACCTTATCGAAGCTCTGGTAGCCGCTCTACCGAGCTATATCGAGACGACTACCGGCTTAAGTGCAGACTACCAAGTAGCCGAGCCGCTCGTACATACCGTCTCTGGTCTTCTTATTACTCAATGGTACTATGCCGACCACGCAGACGACCAGAGTCTCACGAGGACTATTAACGCTCTTCTTAAGGCTCTGAGCGTGAGAGCTCGTAGCTATGCCGAGTAAGTACGGTAATACGGCTTTCTATAACTCGAAAGAGTGGCGACGAGTCTCGGCGGCGTACATGAGCTCGAAGCTCTATATCTGCGAGAGGTGCGGCAAGCCGGCGGTAATTTGTCATCATAAGAAGTGGCTCAACGCTCAGAACGTGAACGACCCGACGGTAGCACTTAACCCAGAAAATTTAGAAGCGCTCTGTATTGATTGTCACAACGCCGAGCACGGTCTCAGACACGATATAACGGTCTTCGACGACGCCGGTAACGTGGTAGAGGTGAAAGAGAGCGTAGAGACGAAGAGCTACCAGACCCAGAGAGACCAGATAGACGACGTAGTAGCGAAAGCTAAAGCTCTTCTCTGTGGTTTCAAGGGTAGCCCAGAAAAAACGAGCTCGTAGAAGAGCCGTAGAGCGACTTTTATGACCAAGGTAATATAAATCTTCATCTAAGAGCTAAAACGCCGTAGAAAGCCGTTTACGTGGCTCTGAGAGGGTGCGAGGTGTAAGACATGAAGAAAGAGACGTCTTTCGACGAGATTTTAAGAAAAATACCAGAAGATAAGCGCTATATCGGCGAGAAGCTGATAGCCGAGCTTACTTTTATCGAGACCACTCTCGAGAAGCTGAGAGCACAGATAGCCGAGACCGGCGAAGTCGAGCACTTTCAGCAAGGTAAGCAAGACTTCTTAAGAGAGTCGCCGGCTCTGAAAGCCTATAATACGACCGTACAACGCTATAGCGTGATGTACCGGCAACTTACCGACTTAATGGGTAAGAGCGTCGAAGCTGAGAAGAGTAACGCCGTCTACGACTTCTTAAAAGAAAATGCCGACTAACTATATCGACCAGTATCTCGACGCTATACGCTCTGGTAAGTGTATCGTCGGTAATCGTATCAGACGGCAATACGAGAAGCTGAATAAGGATATACACGAGCCGAGCGGCGGCTACGTCTTCGACCAGAAGAAAGCAGAGAAGCCGATAGCGTTTATAGAAAGATTCTGTAAGCATAGTAAAGGCGAGTGGGCGGCTCAGCCGGTGAAGCTCGAGCTCTTCCAAAAAGCTTTTATCTCCGCTCTCTTCGGCTTCGTACATGAGACCACGAGAGAGAGAAAGTACCGAGAGACGCTTCTCTACGTGGCTCGTAAAAATGGCAAGTCGACGCTACTCTCTGGTATCGCTCTATATTGTCTCATAGCAGACGGCGAAGCCGGCGCAGAAGTCTATAGCGTAGCGAGTAAGAAAGACCAAGCTCGTATTATCTATGAAGAAGTCTGTAATATGGTACGGCAGAGCTCAGAGCTCGCAGAGATAACGAAGAAGCGAAAGAGCGACTTATACTTTCCGCTTACATTCTCTAAAATGCAACCACTCGGACGTAATAGCGATACGCTCGACGGTCTTAATAGCTCTCTGGTAATCATAGACGAGCTACACAGTATCAAAGACCGAAATACTTACGAGGTAATGAAGCAGAGCCAGAGCGCACGCCGAGAGCCGCTTCTCGTAATGATAACGACCGCCGGTACTGTGAGAGAGTGTATTTTCGACGATATGTATAAGTACGCCGTCGGCGTCTGTGACGGTACTATCGAAGACGAGCACTTTCTACCGATACTCTACGAGCTCGATAGTAAAGACGAGTGGCTCGACCCGATGAAGTGGGAAAAAGCTAATCCCTCTCTCGGACATATTAAGAAGCTCGACGACCTTATTAGCAAGGTAGAGAGAGCCAAGCAGAGCCCGAGAGACCTTACCGGCGTACTGGTAAAAGACTTCAACGTAATAAGCACGACGGCGAGTACGTGGCTTACTTTCGACGACATCAATAACGAAGAGACCTTTAATATTACCGACTTTAAGGGCTTCTACGCTATAGGCGGCGTCGACTTATCCCACGTCGGCGACCTTACCGCCGCTACGTTACTCTTCATGGATAAGAACGAGAAGAGGTACGTTACTCAGATGTATTGGCTACCGAAAGACCACTTCGAGAAGCGAGTAGCAGAAGAGAAGCTACCTTACGACAAGTGGTACGAAGCCGGTCTTCTGAGACTCTGCGAGGGTAATCAGATAAACTATAGCGACGTTACGGCGTGGTATCTCGAAATGGTAGAGAAGTACGATATTACGCCGGCGTGGATATATTACGACCCTTATAGCGCCGCTTACTGGGTGCAAGAAATGCAGAGCTACGGCTTCAATCTCGTAAAATGCTACCAAGGCGTGAAGACGCTCTCGCTACCAATGCAGAAGCTCGGCGCAGACCTACAGGCGAAGAAGATTAACTATAATAACTCGAGTCTTCTTAAGTGGTGTATCACTAATACCGGCGTCAAGACCGACGTAAACGGCAATATTCAGCCGGTAAAGGCTCAGAGCGCTAAGTACCGTATCGACGGCTTAGCGAGTCTCTTAGACGCCTACGTAGGGCTCGTAGACCATTACCAAGAGTACTTAGATACGATAGAGAGGTAACGATATGAAAAATCAGTACTTCAAGAAAGATAAGAAAGCTCAAGTCTATTTTCAGAGCGACGGCTATAAAGACGACTACGGCGTCTATCATAAAGGCGGCGTCTACCCGATAGCGGCGTCTTCTCTGTGGTGTTATGCAAGACAAAACTCGCAGAGCTTAAGCTTCGGTAACGGCGTAGCTTACGTCAATGAAGAGAGCCGCTTCTTCGTCTTCAATAATAACGAGAAGATTAAGCAAGGGCGACTTATCAAGTATAAAGACGCATGGTACACGATACAGAGAGTAGATACCGCCGACGACTATAACGGCGATATGTTCGTCTATGCAGACGATACGCCGACCGGCGAAATACCGAAGCAGAGCGATATTAAGCCGTACGACCCGACGAAGCTTTAATACTTGAGACCACAGAAGAGAGCTACCAGACCGGCGGCTCTTTTCTTTTGTCTTTCTCGTATTACCAGAGCTTAATAAAAATATATTGACTTCTCTCAGATAATCGGCTATACTTCATAATAGTAATACCAGAAGACCGTATTACTCGTATTATTAGAAAGAGAGGTAATAAGCATGAGCCCAGAAGAAAGAGAGATTTACGACGTACTGGTAGCGAGACCAGACATTAAAGAGCTTTTCGAGCTGATACTAAGCTTTCCGAAAGAAAAACAGCTCGACGCTATCGCTATCGCTACTAATTACTTACATGAAAGAGGGTACGGCGTATGAAGATGAGAGAAGAGCAAGCGGTAATTACCAGACGGCTTAACGACGACATAGCTCGAGACGAGAAGCTCGCTAAAGAAGTCGTAGACGCCTATCAGCGCTTCAAGCGTGGCGACTGGGGTAATACTCACCCAGACGACGCAAAGCTTAACGACGAAGCACTCGCAGACGGCGAGAGCCGTATCGTAGCTAAGTACGAGACCAGTAGAGACCCGATATTTATTATCAATAGCGACGAGCCGTACGATACAGACGCAGACGGTAACGTAATAGTGAAGCGTATTACTACGCTCATGTATTGCGACGAGTACTAAGAGAGGTAACGATATGAGAGTAATAACCCTACTTAACCAGAAAGGCGGTACAGGCAAGACGACGACCGCTATTAACGTCGCCGCCGGTCTCTCTCGCTGTGGTCTCAAGTGCCTACTCGTAGACATTGACCCACAAGGCAATCTTTCCCAGAGTGCCGGCTTCGACGAGCTGAGCGACGGCGATATAACGACGTACGAAGTACTTAAAGGCTCAGACATTAACCGAGCTATCAAGACGAAGCACGTAAAAGACTCGTACGACATTCTACCGACCGATATACGACTCTCAGCCGCAGAGATAGAGCTCGTCAACGCCGACCGCCGTAACTATCTTCTTAAAGACGCTCTCGGCAAGCTGAGAAAGAGCTACGACTTCGTTATTATCGACTCGCCGCCGGCTCTCAATATCTTAACGCTTATGGCTCTTACGGCGGCTACAGAAGTCATAATACCAGTACAGGCGCAATACTTACCGCTTAAGGGTGTAGCTCAGCTTAGAGATACCGTAGAGCTCGTACAAGAGCGTTTTAACCCAGAGCTCAAGATAAGCGGCGTACTTCTCACTTTCTACGACGAGAGACGTAACTTAGATAAAGACGTACTCGAAGCTCTCGAGCAAGCTTTCGCCGGTAAAGTCTTCAAGACGAAGATAAGCACTAATACGAAGCTCGCAGAAGCCCCGAGCTACGGAAAAGACGTAATTAACTACAGTATCAATAGTAAAGGCTCTGTACAGTACCGAGCGCTCGCCGCTGAGATACTGGGACATGAGACCACAGAAGAGAGGTAAGCACTATGGCGAAAATACTCGGTAATAATCCGCTTCTCAAGGCAGAGCCGGCAGAAGAGCCGGTACTCACAGAGAAAGACGTCGAGACTATCAGACGAGCCCAGAGCGACGCAGACGACTTCACGACGGCGAGCTTCAAGATAAGAAAGACCCACTTAAAGAAGCTCAGAGACTACGCTTTTACTAACCGTCTCGAGCAGAAAGAAGCACTCGACCAGATACTCGGCGACTTCTTAGCAACTATCGACGATAGCGAGCTCATGGAATACCCAGAGAAGCCGAAGAAGACCAGAAAGAGAGGGTAAGACTATGATTAAG